ATGGATGGAGCTCTTTTCAATTAGAATACAGCGCACTTTTCAATTAGTATCTACAGCCAGGGACCCGGCTCATTGAAATAAGGATCGTTGTCATAAGTAGGGCTCAGACATCTGTCTGTTCCGTCCATACCGCTATATAACTGTTCCTGAATACAGTCTCTGATAATGCTCTTGTTTGCATCCATGCAGTTCAGACATTCCTCTTCAAGTCCGGCGGCTATGGCATTGATTGTTTTTGATACTTCATATATGTTTGCCATAAATTAAAGATAAGGCCGGACAATGACGTCCGGCCGGGTTGTCAATCTTCTTTCGTAGCTTCCTTCCCCACAATCTTATCGTAGGTGTCAGAGAGCATCTTTTTGCGTGATGCCTCTTTGCGGTCTTGCCATAATACTTTAATGTGTCTTTCAATGAACTCTTCCTTTGTCATGGATTTTACAGCGTTCTCTACAAATGTCACTCCTTCGATTTTCATACCTGCTCGATATATTTGATATTGTTTTCAAATAGGATGGAAGGTGCCTTTAGAGATGGAGTTCCGGAATCTTTCGGAGTAATGGTCAGCACACCGTCAGCGTAAGTAGCGGTTGTTGCATTATCCAGCACTTCAGCGGCTTTGTCTGCTATGAGTTGTCCAAATTCAGGAGTACGGTCATAAGCACCAATCTTTTCAATAATTTTGTATTTATTGCTGGTCATGCTGACAAGTTCCACACCGATCAGCCCTCTGAGGGAATACTTGGGATCGAATCCTAATTGGATGAAGTCGAAATTCAGCAGGCTGTCTTCAATATCCATGTGGCAGAAACTTATTGTCATTGTTGATTTGGCGCCACTTGCCGGGTATTGGGTTACAGTTGGATAAACAGTGGACATCGGAATACCTGCAAGTAAGTCTGTACCGTCATTATACCCGATAAGCATATAGTCCTTGTTCCAGAAATAGACGTCCCATTCCCTGTTTGCTGCTTTCAATAGTTGTGCGTTCAGCACTTCATCAAAGCCTGCCAGAGTGAATGTATCCGTTTGTGCATTGAGTCCGTTAAACTGGTTGGGACCATATCCGACCGCGCTTATCTGGGCCTCTCCGCCGTTTTTTGCATATTCGAAAAACGGGGAGATTGGATAAATCCGGCCGGGGCGGTCCGCATGGCACATCTCTGCCAATTTTTCTGCTGTAACATCATCAGGAAGTTTTGTTCCCGGTTCGACCAGAATCGCTCCTTTAACTTTTGACCAGTCAATCTTACAAGCCGAACTACCCGAATTAATATGGGTTCCGGCACAAGTTCTAATCTTTTTCATTATCTTCTACAATTGGGATTATTAATAGTTATTTCCATCGAGCTGATATCAATGGCATCAATAGGATCGCTCACTTCCTGTCCGGTGGCTGTCATTGCACCGTATCTGCCATAAGAATAGTTCTCGGAATAAACATGCCTTACTTTGTCATCCGCTCCCCAGTCAAACCGGTTGTCTTCGAGTAATACATCAAGTAACCTTCCATAAATCGGGCGCAAGATATTCTTGAAAGAGTTTACCTCGCGTTCCTCGTTTGTCCAATCTTTGGTTGACGGGCAGGCGATAACTAATGAAACCTTTGACTTTGAATAGTAATGCCGGCTGTCACGTCTCTCACTTATCGGACAAAATAAAGCGACAAGAGGAAACTTCAAAGGCAACTGCCGCTCAGACTGACTGTATACATCAAGAGTATCCTTGATATATTGACTGTTCCCGAAGATATAGTTCAATGGCGGATTATCCACCTCCTGAAACCCTCCGTTGCCGTCAGGACATAGAATCTTAAGATTCCGGGAAGCCTTGGAAACTACATCACGAAAGATATCCACTATATCCATTGTCATAGGTTAAAGCTGTTTATTGGAGTTAACAGATTCTTGTTGACGTTCACTTTGAACGGGCATTCATCGGAAGAAGCCCAACAAACGAATTGTTTGTTTCTTTCAACCATTGTATTCCATGTGCTTACCTGACGTTGGAGCGGGGAAACATGCTTGTTGGATGATTTCAACTGTATAAGTCCGGTAACAGTCGCATCTGTATTCATGTCACGTAAAATATGATAGAATACATAATCGGCAAAAGATTCACGTAACTGCCTGCACACATATTCATAAGGAGAAACAGTATCATTCTCTGTTTTTGGGGATTCATTTTCAATTATCTCAAGATAATCCGTAATCTGACCGGCAAGCGTGAAGCCGACAACATCATTCAGGAATTTCCGTTGAAAAGAACGGATATACCCGTAAATGACATTGTTGGCGGAAAGTCCTTCAGCAGTCGGCATCTTGGCGGTAGTGGCGTTTCTTATCTGCCGGGGGCCGGATATGAAATATGATACATCAACAAGCATAGACATGACTACTTCTTTTTAGTTGTTTTCTTTCCGCTGGTGTTCACAGATGGATTGACATTATCCATATCTATGGACATGGAATCATCTTCTGGCAGATTATTGCTGTCGGTGATATTCAGTGTCTTACTGTCTTTCATATCGACTTCCTTTTCATCCGTTTCAGGCATACTGCCGCTGGCTTCCATCTCGGTCATACGTGCTCTCAGGGAATCTCGTTCACTGGTAAGTGATTCTATCTGCCCATCTTTCTGGGCCAATGTCTCTGTCAGTTCTTTGACTTGGGCTTCAATGGCTTTTAACGCATAGTCCTCATGGACCAGCGTACCGGAGATAGGAGTGATTTTTATCAGCCCTCTACCTATACGGATACGCTGCTCACGAAGCACACGCCCGAGTTCCTTTTCGTCACCTTCAAGTATGTACTTCATATTCTTTATGCGGATTTAGTGATTGCTTCCAATACATCGTCCAGATCACCATAAGCGAATGCCCAGGGCATGTAGACAGGCATCATCAGTTCTTCCTGAATCATGACTGTGGTCATGTTTTTCAGTTTGGTGTTGACATCATCTGCGAATTCGATTGCCAGAGTGGTGTAGTCTATCAGAGAACAACCGTTCAAAAGGTCACCGGCAAAGTATTTGCCGACACCGATGGCGTTACATTCGATAACAGGTACGTTGCCGATATATTTACGACCGTTCACTTCGGTAATTAACTCAAGATTTCTGCCGGTTGTATCCTTGGCGGTGGAAATAGTGAAGACTGTGGACGGATGCAAAACCAAGGCATTAGGTGAATACTGGCCAAAATTAAGTACGGCGAAGATAGCGTTCACGACATCCTTCATGTTCGGGTCCTCCACAGAACCGAACATACCGCTTTTAATGGCTCCGGACATTTTGGCTACTGAAGTTTCGGTTCCCTTATAGTCAAAATCAATAGCGAATTTACGGTCATTGATTTTATGAATATCGAAAGTATCGTTCAAGCCTGTCTCTACTGTCGCACCTGACAGGGTCACCTTCATCTTGTCAATAATCTTGTCATTGGCTGCGGCTAGAGTTATGATTGTCTGGCCGTTTGCAGCCTCGAGTGACTCAATGGCACCGGCAGAGATGGTAACATAATTACCGGCAATGAATTTGGAAACACAATCCACGCCTTCATAACGGGTGATACCTTTCAGATTGTCCCCGGTACCGTCACCGAACATAATCTGATAGTTCTCGGAGAATTTGACCCATAAAGGCAGACGGTTGAGGATGAATGATACTACATACTGCTTTGCCTTCAACAAACGTTTTGACAGATTCATGTGGGTACCGATACGTTTTACATTCGTGAACTCTTCCTTGAATTTCAATGATGATTCAGCCAACATACCGTTTTCTGCTACAACCATGACATTGCGGTCAAAATCATAGACCTGTTCGTATGAGATGGACAGTGCGGATGGATCACCCTGTTCAACCATCATCAGATCACGGAGATTCAGTTTCTGTTCGTTGACTGCGGTGACAACACGTCCTGTCGAGCGGTTGTTGCTTCTTGGCGTATTGGAACTTTCGGTGATGGATACGATGCCTTTTAAATCAAGATTCATGGAACCGGATGTCTTGGTGCGGTTCGCAAAATAATCCTGGCATGCAGGACTGTCAAGAAATTCACCAACAGCTTTCTCCACTTCATTGACGGAAGTCATATGACCGCCTTTTTCCTTGATCTTGTCGAAAGCCTCCGCCAGAGCTGTCACCTTTTCAGCCTGTTCATCATAGGACTTTTTAATATCTTCAAAATTGGAAAGATGTTTCAACTGTTCTGTGATATTCTTGGAGATATCCTTGAACCTGTTCTCAATATCCTCCTTTGTCATCAGACCTTCGGCAAATTCATCACATACTTGTTTGCATTTCAACTGGATACTGCCCAAAAGAGATTTTTCCTCATCGGTCATGTCCTTTTCCTGTTTGGCGAAAGAAATCAGGGAGACAGGTGCTGCAACCAAAAGTCCGGTTACATGTTCCGGACCATTTAAGGCACATACTGTACAAACGACAGCCACAATGGCAAACATAATAAGGGATTGGTATTTCCCCACATTTAAAAAAGTCTTCATTTCAAATTCGTTTTTGGGTTAAACATTAAATAAATTGACTCAATTTTGCAGCAAGCGAGAGATTCGTTTCGTGCTTCTCATTTCCCTTGTCATCAGCAGGCTGCCGGGTGTCATCTGACGGCGCGACAGCAGCTTCAGGTTTGGTATCTGCAATCTTGGAAATCATTGTTCTATATACACGGCTCCAGCAGTGAGGACAACGAACATAGCTTACGATATCCTCTATGCTTTTGCCTGTCAAGTCAACATCAAGGCTTTTATGGGCGTCAAGGACAGCTATAACCTGCTCACGGATTTCAGGTTTCAGTTTATCCATTTCGGTTCGGACAATATCCTCTACAATCCATCTCTGATACATGGCGGCAAGGTCAAGCACCTGATTGTTGAACGTGGTTTCAGCCTGTTGGTCATAGTCGAATGTATGACCGCATTCCGGACAGGTAACCATATTGCTGTTTCCTGTCAATGCCTTTTCGATAAGATCCAGTTTCATACTTAAATCATTTAACCGCTCATCCGAATATCTCATGTTCAGAGCTTTGTTTATCATTTCAAGAGATGATGTAAGCTTCGCGCGCTGTGTGTCAATACTGTCATCACTCTTTATATCCACAAGAAATGTCTGAGGGTTTGATCCCCATGCTTGTAAGGTGGAGGCTTCCCCAAGAAACCATTCTTTGACATGGGCCGGATCATTCACATCCCTGCGGATGGCTTTCACACCGACGGAATGCTCCAGTGTCTTGCCACATTCAGCATAAAGTTTGTAATCTTCAAATGTTTCCCGTCCGATCTGTTTGTTAAGGTTCATTTTGGATACGATAACCAGATTCATGTTATCTTCCCTCGCTTCAATAGGGCAACCTATAAGTTTTGTCTTGTCATGGTCCAGCAGATGTTTGCCACGTTTTAAGAAAAACTCGTTGATCGTTTTATTGAAAGAACCGCTATCAGAGATATCACCTTGCGTATCTTTAATACCGATACCATTAACGGCAATCGTAACAATGCCTTTCTGCTCATCAACATCATTCGCCTTCGTCTTCAACTGAAGGCTTCTCAACTCTTTGTCCATTGTCATTTGATTTTTTAGTTATACTTAAGATTTTCTTTACTCTCTCAAGCTCCTTGTCAGACATCTCGTACAGAAGTTTGTCAAACAGGGAGTTTTCAACTTTGCTTTCCCCGATACGGGCACGGTAATCATTCAGGGTGATGATACCATTCTGAAATTCGCCCATCGCACGTTCCGATATGATTTTAGAAACTTCCTCCTTTTCCTTCTGCCCTTCCTGAAGGCAGTCCACGTGACTGAAATCGACATCAATGTAATATCCGTCACGGTCATATCCCAACATACGTGTCAGTTCACTGGCGTAGCGCCTGGCTGCCGGGATTATCTTGGAGGTGTAGACTCCCTTCTCAGCGGATTTCTGATTATTGAATGTACTGTGGTCCTTGCGTGGTACAAGTTCCGGCGGAACACCAAATACACCGGCAATTATGATGGCATCATTCAATGTTTCTTCAAAAGGCTGTAATTCCTGAATGCTGAGGTTGGTGCGGATGAAATCCATAGGAACATCACTTAATCCATACGGAAACCTGCTGTTGTCAAGGCCGTAATTCTCGTTGAATTCCTCACGAAGATTTCTCTTTTCATCTTCGGTCATGGCAACTGTACCCGTTTCGTCCTTTTTTTCGGAAACGAATATTCCCAAGGCTCCACGTTTCATGTATATCACATTTCTAGCCTGATAAACAGGAATGAGATTGTCAATGGCCATCTTTACGGAATACAGCCGCGAATGACCTTTTATAAAGTTGTCATTTCTATAATCTGTGTTACCGTCCTGATCGTGATAAATGAAATTAGGATTGATCTGTTCAGCATAGTTCAGCCCGTACTGTAACAGGTAATAGTCAATTATATCTTCTTTCTCGGCATTACCGAATAAGGGGATATAGTTCTTCAATCGGATGGTAACCTTATCTGATGGAAGCACCCAATAATTTTTGCATTTTTTGTAAATTGGGGTCTTTAATGTTTGAAATGCTTCAGGTACAACGCATTTCAAATAGCTGTTACCGGTAGCATATTTATATACAAAATGTTGGTAGACAATCCCTTGAAATGAATTCAAACAATTAGGACGGTCTATCAGGTCATTGAACTGCTTGTTGTTCCATACGACCGAATCATCGGAAGCTTTTTTGAGTATGAACCTACCCCCAGCAATGCGGCTGGCAAGAAAGTCGATAGGGAAGAATATCTCACCGACGGTGTTGAAAAGAGTAAGGAAATTGGAATCAGCCACATATGGGCTGTATATGTCTTCGCTAAGTCTGAATCTTCTTTTTGACAGGGCGGAGAATATCTTGTCAACTTCCTGAGCTACAAGGCTGGAAATATCGGTGCTCTTCTTCTTTCCAAATATATTTTTTAAAATTGTCATATAGGAATCTGTTTCCGGCAAATGTAAAGAGAAGAAGCTTTCATTTTACAAAATACCTCAATCTTGAAAATAGGAGAGGGGAGGAAGTGATATGTAATAACTTGTATACAAGTTGATTATAACTTATTTTAGCTGGAACGCGATTTTATTATGTAGTGCCCCCAACCACTGAGAACCGTACTGGCTCCCTTATTTTCGCAATCAACGTTGTAGTCCATCAGGTTGGTTACAAAATTGCCGTATTCCCGTGATTCTTCAAATTTCTTGGGGGAAAGAAGAAGATTTTTCTTTATAAAGTCAGATGTGGCGGATATGCGTTTGTCTACATCGGAATATTCTTTTATCACTCTGATATCCGCCCCTTTCATCTCTTGTCTCAGCTCCTTTACCATCTGATAATAGACAGGAGAACATTCAAATATATGGGTCTTTGCTTCATGGCACATGATGGCCTTTTTTATCTCGTCAACGGATGATGTGTCTTTAAACATGGCATCTGTCAGATGCCATGTGTTGCCGCAACGGCGCGTATGTACAAGAAGGAATGTTCCAGCCACATTCGGCATTATATAAACCACGCTGTCTGTATAATTATGTACAGTATCCGGATTGAAGAAGTCGAGCATTCCTTTACCTGCGTATAAATTCCGTTTGCGCCGGTTGCTGAACTCGATAAAACTTTCGTGGCACAAGTCATGGACAATATATCGGAACGTGTCGGACAAATGCCCGTGTTCCTCATACGACTGCTTGGTAGTGGAGTTTTTCACTTTTGTTTTTAATATGCCACCATTGGAATCTTTCTGGACACTCATATAGTCCTCAAGAGATATCGTACAACTTTCGTCAATGCAGATTTCAATGCCGGGTATCTGGAAATCGAATATCGCATTGATGAACTCGCCTGTCATGGCAACGGACGGATTTCTGTCACCCACTTTGTCTTCTATGTCGAAACCTTCATTCTTTAATGTTTCGATGAACAAGTCCATCCAGGAGCGTTTCTCATCATCAAAAGTGTTGGCTGATTTGGTGGATGCATCGCCATGGACAAACAGCTTGTCGCAATACCTTATTGATTTCAGATATTTGGCGACCAGTTTGGATGATTTCCTCACTGTGTTATTCGGGGATTCGGCACATGTTTCATGGAACTGCCATATCTTTATGCCTGTAGTGAAATCCACTTGCCAGTAACTGATACTGATGAACGGCAGCACATTATTATCGACAGAAAGATGAACAGGCAGACTCGGATTATACGGGCGCTCTCCCGAATGCTGTCCTCTTTTGAACGAGCCGAAAAATTCACTGCCGGTACGTATGACTCCCCATTCGCCCAGTGCATAAACATTATAGTAGTCCGGATCGTTGATACGGTCTTTCTCGAAGTCGGCGACACACTGTTCATCGTAATAGCCGTATGTGCCGTCCGGAGATCCGACAACCCAGAAGTTATTCAGATAAGTGGACTGGATGAGGACAGTATCGCCCGGATGTTCCACAATCTCTTTCGTCCGGACATTCATAATCTGTTTGGGCTCATTCATTCTTAGTGACTTTACCGTTGTAAGTTCTTCAGGGATTCTCTTGCCACCCAAAGTTACTTCCATCGGGATATCATGCCATTTGTCCTTGTCGAATATCTCTTTCTTAATCCAGTGGGTAATTTTGATGGGGTTAAATGAACAGATTATTTGCTGGCCGTGCTTGCCACGCAGACGTTTCCTTATCTGTTTGAAATCTCCGTGTTCAAAATCAGAAAACTCTTCAAGAAACACACGCTTGTAATTCTCTAGTCCTTTGATCTTTTCGGAATCATCCAGACCGGAAAAAGTAATTTTAGCTCCATTGAACTTGCAGACTATGCGCCTTTCCTTAAAGTCAAAAAGATGATAGACATTCAAAGTCTTTGAAGCTTCCTTGAATGCTTCATATATGGAATCTTTCAGAGCTGCACCGACTTTTCTGAATACTTTAGTGTTCTCGGGATCCTGCAAGGTCATTATAAGGATAGCCTGAGCTATACTGAATGACTTGGCGGATGATGAACCGCCATACAGGATGATGAATCGTAATGAAGCATCCTGCAAATATTTCAAAAGATGAAAACAATTAGGATTGAGTTTCTTGTAATTTATAACCATATACTGTTCTATAAGTAGGTGATTCTCCTAGGGCAGATAAAGAAAAAGTGTTAGTGTGCTGTTCTATTTATCCGATTTGTCGTTTTCGTCAAAACCGATGCGCAGTTCACCGATCTTATCGCCGTCATTTTTTACATTGATGGTCTTTTCGGCATCCCATCCGTTCCATGCACCAAGAAGCCGGGCGGCTTCTGTCTTACCTGTGAACTCATAGGAAACTTCTCCTTTCTTGTTGGTTATCTTCTTCATTGCATTCCGGATACGTTTGGGCATTTGGTCGGGTCGCTTTAATTTTACTTTGCCTGTTGAAGAATCAAGTATATATAAGTCTTTGGGGTCAGCCATTACAATATCATAGAGAACCTTCTCAACCGCCTCACGTCTGACTGCGGAATCTTTGGCACGTTGTTCCTTAATTTGATTTATCCTTTGGGAGACCTTTGGGTTTGACAAGAGAAGGCTGGCTTCAGTCCATACACTTTCTGCCTTCATTTTGGAAGCATTGTAAGCCATGCGGTAGGCTTCGCTTGCATTGCCTTCGATATCTACATAATATTGGCAGAAATTTTCTTGTTTGAGTGTCAGTGGTCTGTCTTCTTTTGATGTCATATGGTTTTATATTTAAGCCTGCAAGAAAAAAAGATGGGGTTAAGACTTCTTTTCCTGCAGGTGGATTAAAACTTAAAAAGTAATTTCATTGGGCGCTATCCTTCCTCCGCCTTGGAATTTTGGGGCGTTTGGTTTCTCCGCCCGGCAAAAATCTTTCTGATTCCATTCTCTACGGAGGTGTAGGACAAAGGTACTAAGAAAATGTACCTGTCCACTACTTGTTCAGAATTGTCATGTTCACGGGTGGTCTCCACCAGTTCAATATCAATGCTTTTATACGATCCCACAATTTCTGCGAAGCTTTTTACGGTGATAGGTTGCATGTTCGCCACATTGACAAGGCGTTTGTGTGAGCCGTAGGCATAGATGAGTCCTTGTACCGCGTCATCAATGTAGGTGAAGCAACGGATATTCCGGCCGTAGTTGTACAGTTTGACTTTTCCTCTATTGAGTAAAAACCAGAGAAGAGTTCTTTTACGTGGGAGGGAACCGTACACGTTATGAAGCCGGACGCCTGTCGCGTCTTTGCAATAGAATGAGGCGTACTGCTCGTTGAAGTATTTGGATATGCCATACATGGAGGTTGTGTTGCATGGATGGGCGGCAGACGAACTTGCGTATACCAATTTTACATGATACCTGTTGCAGGCATCAGCGACATTTATGAAAGTGTCAATGTTGTCTTTTCGGATTTGGGGGATGTTTCCATTGAATACGGAAGTCTGTGCGGCCAGGTGGAATACACAGTCTATATCTCCGTTTTTGAGGATGTCGCAAATGCTTGCGGCATCCTTGCCGTTTTTCCGGTCAATTCCGATCACTTCAACATCACGTCTTTTCAATTCCTGACAGAGGGCTTTGCCTATGAAGCCTTCGCTGCCAGTTACAATCATCTTCATCTTTAATCGTTTTAGAGTTAATAAATTGGGTTTTATGGGGTGGTTGTTCTATCACTCGGAAATAATCTTTTTCGCGCTGTCAATATTCCGATGGTTCAGATAGGACTGCCAGCATTCATTACAGCGTGACCATTTGAAACCATTTTTCTTCAGTTGGTTACGTATGTCTGCATCCGGAATGGAAGGAAAGAATAGTTGCAGGCGGTTTTCTGAATAATTTTCAACCAGACTTACACCATTGATGGTGTATTCCTTATTCTCTGTCATTTTCATTTTTCTAGCTCTCTCAAGCTGTTCTTTGACCCGCCGGATATTAGATCCATTATTGGTAATGATATAACTGGGAAACCCTATTTCACCAAAACAGTCGGGAATGAAGAGTTGTGTTATCCCGTTTTCGGAATATCCTAACTCTTTCAGTTTATCATGTTTCTCAATTTCGGAGAGCTTCTTGGAGCGGAGAATCTTGTTGGTGGCTTTCATTGTTTCCTGTTTCTTTCCAAGGGTGGCCAGCTTTTCTTCCAGCCGTTCTACGGCATCGTCATCTCCCAAGTAAATTGAGGCATTATTTTCTGCCGCCTTGGCTTTCTGTTCAAAATATTCAGCTTTCTCGCTAAGCTTTACCGCTTTTCCCAGCGTATTCCATGAACGGTCCAGAATTCGTCGATGAGTACTTTCTGAATGGTGCCCTATAAGTACGGGTTGTCCCATGGGGATGTTCTCCACTAACTTATGGCTTTGACTGTAAGCCTCCTTAGATTCTTTCATCGCTTTTTCTGCAAGTTCCCTGTACCTGCCAGCTTTCGCTTCTTGTCTTTCTTTTCTGTTCATAATTCAATGTTATTTGGTTTGACTATATGAAAAGACCACGACTAATGCGCCGTGGTCTCGTTAAACAAATCCTGTTGTTTTTGGGGAACTATATCATCGAACAAGCCGGGAACACGCGGTTGCAGGGCTTCATACTCTTCCCGGAAAAACTCGGCTTTCGTGCGTCCCTTTTTCTTGCCTTTGCGGGTATGCACATCGAATGTATAAGGTGGAATGGGTATGGGGCTTTGTCTGATATCCTCAATCCATTTTTCTATATCGACATCCTTGCGGTCATAAATGAAGTTCTGCAAGTGGTCGGCATCACGATTCTTCCGGCATTCGCACAGCAGAAGAACAGCTTTGCTTACAAAGATACGCCCTTTGGGTTCTGTGGCTTTCTTGTTTACGACCTCGTGTCCCTGCCATAATGCTTCTATTTCTCCGGTCACGATTCCATAGCAATCCTCGGCGGAGATGGTGAACAAACGCTTCCATACATAATCCCTGTAACCACTGGTCCACAGTTCCAAAGCGAAAAAGCCTGCAACCGCTGCGTCAGCCCTTCTGATCGCTTTCTGCATTGCAGAAGATACTTCAAAAAAATCATAGCCTCCAACAGTTCTGATAGTCATAATTTTTAGTTTTTTGGTTTGACTTATTGTTTATTACATTAGTAAAGATAGTCGTAATTGACAAGTTTGGCAAACAGAATCTTCGCCATTTTATCGCCATTTTCATTTGATTATCAGTATTTGAATTTACAGGTTATGTTATATTGCACGAGCTGTTTTGTCTTGTCCTTCCCGTTGTTGGTTGCGCTCTTTAACAGGATACTGTCACCAAAGTTTTTCTTGATGAAAAGAATGGATCGCCGTTCCTCTTCCTGATTGCGGATAGAGGCCAGCCCTCCTGCATTGACAAATGTATTTTTCTGCTCGAAGTTGTATCTGAGGTCTGTGAGTACACGCCGTTCCTTATACTTCATGTAACAGCTTATCCAAAAATCTTCTTTGAGTCTCAGTTCCTCGTTCCACCAGGTATTTTTGTTATAGATAATTCCGTAACTGCATCCTGTTATCATCTTTGAAAGAGAAAGAAAGCTCGTTTCGTCATACATCACAGGTGATATCCGTGAGGTGAAGCCGAAAAGGTGGATATCCATAAGACTGGCCATTTCATGGAGTGAGAGGATAATCCGGGTAATCTTGTCTTTGTCTTTCACTCTTCCGGACTCGCCTTTCTCCGCATAAAGAGTTTTGCAGGCATGGACATCATCATCGAGCATGAACAGCTCCCCGAAATATCTTGCCATCCAATTACGTTTGGGGATAAGACCAATGATGTCATCGGGATGGGTGACAATCTCGCAATCCGGGTTAAATTCACGATACAGGTCTGCTTGGCTCTCGGCCACACAGACAATGGGATCATTCACCAGCTTTTTGGCGAACACTCTGTCATGCCTTTTATGGCTTGGAATTACTATTTTGCAAGGCATGGCGTACATCTTTTATATCAATGACATTCGATTTGCTTATCTTGCCGGTCTTGTAGGATTTCATGTGCTGCATATCCAACCGTTCACGGAGCCAGTTGCTGTCCACCTCATTACCGGAAATAATGATGAATAGTTCATGTTTCTCATCATATTTGGGAATGAGAGGATACAGGGCGTTGTCATCCGATATGGCGTTGAAACGATCCTTGAATTCATCCTTTTCCTTTTCTGGAGCGAACTCAATACCCCAGTCCTGTAACTCAGCCTTATCCCACTCGTTTTCCATAATATCCATATCATTCTCACCGAAACTTACATTATCTTTTGTGGCGTATTCACGAAGCTTGGCTACGGGTGTATCGTCTGGCAGCACCTTGCAGGGAAGTTCTTTATAGCCCAAATCCTTACAGGCACGTAAACGCAGGTTACCACAAACGACAATGTATCTGCCTTCTGATGGAAAAACGATAAGTTCACGGAGATCAAGCATCTCAGGAGAGTCGGAAATACTTTTTTTCATCGCTTCGAAGCGATAGTCCCGGAAGAAACGTGGGTTCTTCGGAAGCCCGGCGAGCTGGCCCTTGTTGAAGTCCAACAGCTTTATAGAAATGTTTTTTGTCATAACTCACTATTTATCAACTACACTTAAAATCAACATCACTCAAGTCAGTCACAACACCTATTCATCCTTGTTGTCATTGAACTCTATCGTATCCTTGATCAGTTGCTCGATGTTTGCGCATCCGATACGGCTTAGATAAGTTATGGTGGAAATGATGATACCTGCAGCGGCAATCTCCTGTTCTGAATAGCCGGGCAGATGCTTGCTGTGATATTTCGAAGCTTCAAGCAATTCCCTCCATTTGACAGAAATCAATAAGATAAAGGCACGCCTGGAGGTATAATTATTGATTTTACCTTTGCGCATTGCTGTTTCAAGGCATCTCTTCGCCAATTTATTCAATGTTATCATTGTTTGACAGGTAATTGTTAGGACTATATTAATATTCTCAAAGATCCTGTATGATCGGGCGACTCTCTTGGTCTGGGATGGGTTATTTTCATTTTTGTTCCTCTTTTTCTGTTTTGATGTCTGTTACTTTACCACGACTAACAAAACACAGACCTATTCCAGCAGCACATATATTACTACTAGGAATAGGTAATAAATTGTTGTTTTACTCATTTATGGTCCATTTTGAATTATTTTTTTATAACTACCGCCATTGTACTAACAGTTGTTCCACTCTCTTTAAACTCGCCTGCGCTGATTTCAAACACTTCTCCATGTACTTCTTTCAGCCAGTTGCGGAAATCAATACATTTCTTTTCCGAAGCGAATTTCCAGTGTTGGCTGGTTATTGCTGCAAGCGTGCCGCCTTCTTCCAATCGATCATACATAAGCCTGACATGCTCTATATCCTGATTACCGGAAAACGGAGGATTTGCAATAATCTTAGTGTAATGCCCTACACTGTCTTTCGTAAAGTCTTCATCAAGCAATATTACGTTGTTAAGGGTGTGAAGAAATTCTCTGTTTTCCGGCATCAACTCATAACATTCCACTGTTACAGAAGGACAAGCTCGATGAATGGCTTTAATGAGAGCACCGCGGCCGGCACTCGGTTCCAGTACCGTATCATCCTCATGTATCCCTCCGGCAAGCATAACCAGCCAGTCGGCAACATCGGCCGGAGTTTCAAAAAACTGGTAATCCTGCTGTAGGTTGCACCGTTTACCCTCTTTCAGCATGGAAAACACACGTTCCGGATTAAACGGGAATGTGAAACCCTGTATCTTCCCACCTTGCCATGAGCCGCCGGCTTCTTCTATCCACTTTTTTGCTTCGGCATAAGACTTTTTGTTAAATTGAACTTGAGGAAGTTTCAGAACACCGTCCTCAAGAGTACAATGTTTCAATATCTCTTCCACACTCCATTTTTTGCCTTCGTCAGCCTGCTTTTTCTTTTCAGCTATCGGAACATCCGGCGCTAACAGTGAAGATATTTTTTCTACAACTATGTTGCTTGCGTCCATGAAGGCACTGACGCAAGATATCGCTTCGATCAAGAAATCGGTGTCAACATGCCCGGTATCGTCATAGATGTCTATCCCTTCGGTCATGGATGACAGTTCATTGAGCTGCGCAACACTACCATGTAACGTTTCGATTAAAATCTTTTTTTTGTTCGTCATAACTTTTCTGTAAATAAATTCTTGTTGTGTCTACACTTCCATGACCGAGAAGATCGGCCAGTTGAATAACATCTTTGTTTTTTTTCAGGAACATTTTAGCGAAAAAATGTCGGAAGGCATGCGCGTGCATTTTTTTTGAATCGATACCACAATGTTTACCCCATGCTTTCAGGTGTTGTGAAAAACCTCTCTGAGTCAACGGTCCGTATCTCCCGACAGCAAGAGTACCGGACTTGCCTGTCTCCTTTATATAGTCCTTCACCTCCTGTTGTAATTGCTTCTGGAAAAAGAAACGCCGATACTTGTTTCCTTTCCCTTTCAAAACAACCTCGCCAATTGCTATATCCTCCCATGTGAATTGCTGAAACTCCGAGAGCCGGGCTCCTGTAGTACCCAATACCTTGATGAAGAAATAGTAATCCTTGTTGAGTTTTGTTTTCAGATACTCCAGTAACCGATTATATTCATTCTCGGTAGGAACATTAGAAATATCCAGCTTACGTTTCATTTTAGGTCTCTTTAATTCTATCGGCTTTTTCATCCATTTAGAGAACTTTTCAATGGCTGTAATACGTAACCGGATGGTAGCGGGAGATAATTTTTCTTCTTCGAGACTTTTTATAAACCTCCTGCAATTATCCATGTTTACCTCATTGGCATACTCGAAATACTTCTTCATTGATGTGTAATATATATCAACTGTATGAGAAGAGTAATCATTGTTGTCGGTCAGCCACACAATGAAATCATTAAGTTGTTTCTTGTTCTTATCCGAAATGACATCAAGTTTTTCCAAAGGTTTCACCGCCTTTTCCCTTTTTCCATATCCGATGTTGAGATAGGATAATAGATCGCATATAGCTGAACACATTAGCGAATGACGCACCATGACATCAGCATTTTCACGTTTATAATTCAAATAGCCACGGCGGTTCACTTCTTTGGCCATTTCTAAAAAATCCGTGACATGCTTGATATATTTCCCGACAGTATCATAAGTCCTTCCTGTCGTGTATATGTAAGAAATATAATCAGTTAATATCTTCTGTCTGTCATTATTCATAATTTTCTTATTTTAAAATTTCATCAATAGATGATAAAACACTCTCCAGTCTTTCCAACTGCTCAGAGTATTTCATAAGAAGATTTTCTTCTCTTTCCGTAGCCTCCCCTCCATTGTGAATATCATTATACTTTTCGTATTTTGATTTTACACTCTTATATGCTTTCTGAAAGAACGGAAGCAATATCTTACATTCCTCTTTGGTCATACAGACCGTTATCTCGTATGGAGATGAATACGATTTTCTTGTGCTATCTATGTGACTCATTTCTTTCCTGTTTTGAATTTCTTGTTTATTTCTTTTTCAGCAGCTCTGGCCCCTTTCTTGAAACCCTCCACAAAGCTGTCAAAACAAGCTCTATGGATTTCTAAAGTACATCTTCGCATAAGTGGACAAATCGAACATTTTTGGCTAAGTCCGGCTGACTTCTTGGCTATTTTCGTTACATTTTTCATTGGATTTTTAAATTAATTATTACGATTTCTTTCCGCTGCGACTTCACTCATACACATCTTGCACCAGGAGGTGAGACATTGGTATTCCTTATCCCCATATCTGACAGTCCTGTTATAGAACCGGTGGAGCGGAAGGGAACGTCCGCAATGCGGACAAACCTTTCTTCCGGCTTCCGTACCGGCAACCGTTTTGGCTTTACGGCGTACAAGCGTACATCCCCTGCATTCATCCAGTCTGCCTTTGTACTTCCGGCATTTGTGCAGGGAGATGCGCCCGCATGGAGCGAATTTCTCGCAGTCGAATCTAGGTTCTGTGTGATAGATGTTCATACGGCACTGTCCATTAAATCAAACAATGTGGGTGCGCTAACTTCCATCTCCGCCTCATACAGATATGAAAGGCTGTCTTTCCAATAGTCATAATTCAGTTCAGTAGATAATCCCCTACGTTTCAGCCTTATGGCACAATAAGGCACAGTGCCGATACCTCCAAAGGGGTCAAACACCAGCTCACCCTTGTTTGAGTACCGTTCAATCAGTCTTTCAACGATATCGAGCTGTAAAGGGCAGATGTGGTTCTGCCGTTTCTTCTGTGACTGCTTGGTATTGAGCGTGCGCATCCGGGTGACATCATCCCATATCCAGGGCTTCTTGCTTACCGGATCAACGGCCATAAACGTTTTAGGCAGCTTTCCGTAAGCTTCCAATTCCTCTGCGAATGATACATGTTCTTCGTAGTTATATATATGCTCGCGTTCGTAGTTCCTGAACAGATGGCGTATCTTGTCTATTCCGGCTCCTTTCATGTCCTCATAGCTCAATAGAGAGTTACCTGATGATTTCCAACTTGCATGGGCATCTATCTGCCAACGGGCAAGCGAGTATTCACTCTTATTCTTTGTCACCGGCAAATCAGCATAGGCTCGTGAGGTATCAGAAGGCAACTTTCGGAAAAGAAGAACATATTCCGGGCAACCGATACCCATCTTTGAACCGTCCTTGCACATTTCAGTATATCCAAGCCGATAAGTCTGGTTGTTCTCCCTTACTACATCCGTATCCACTGTAATACGCCCCATGTAGCGGAATCCGTGCTTCAGATAATGGAACACTGTCATTTCGCTGAACGGGTCGATGGTGGGCATACCGTCACCCGTAGCGTTGCCGAACAGTACACGGTCCTTTACATGGATGCAGGCCAACCGGCCGGGCTTTAAAATACGCATAAGCTCCGGGGTGAGATAGTCCATCTGCTCAAAGAACTTGCTGTTGTCTTCATTATGTCCGAAATCATTATAGGTAGGCGTATATTCGTAGTGGTTGGAGAACGGGATACTGGTTACAATCAGGTCTACCGAATTATCTTCCATCTTCTGACATTCAAGTACATTGTCATTATTGATAGCTTTCCACAGTTTGCCGGACTTCTCTTCCCGACTGGCGAACATCCAGCGCATCATCTTTTCCTCTGCCTGTAAACCGAACAAACCGTTCTTGCGGACTATATCGGTCATTCTGGCTACCATCTGGCGGTGTTGCGCCCACTTCTGCATGAAGCTCTTGTATATCTCTCCCTCACTTTCCGCATAGACCAGATAGAGGTCAACCGGATGCTGCTGCATGAAACGGTAGATACGGGCTATTGCCTGAAACTTGTCGTTGAAACGGTAGTCAATGAACATGATTGCCTTGTGGCAGTGGTACTGGAAGTTCAGACCCTCACCAAGCATTTCAGGTTTGGCGGCCAGATATTTCAGGCGGCCATCCTTGAAGTCCGCTATCACCCTGTCGGCTTCTTCATCATCTTGCGAGCCATACACAGCCTTACATCCGGGAATTGCCTTGCAGAGTGCCTCACGTTCAGCCTCCAAGTCGTGCCATAAAAGGAAATGATCATCCTTGTTTTCGGAACGGTTGATTATTTCCACCACACGGGCTATTTTCTCAGTCATGTTGTCCCGGCGTTCCTTTGCCGCATCAACAAGTCCGAGAGCAGCCTCGCGGAACATCTTGACCTGTCCGTCACGGTCGGTGCCGGCAGTGGAGTTGTCCACACTCACGACTTCTTCATGTACTCGTAACTCCGGTAACTCATATCCTGTATCGGGATAACAGAGATCAGATGGTTTTGTAAGAAATAATGCCCATGTACTTATCCATAACCAAAATTCCTTCTCCTTGTGGGGATAGAGGGTAAGATTGTTCGCTTTCGTGCTGTCACGCTGGAAGAACCTTGTAAGTGCCTGCCCGGTATCCATCACTCCAAGGTAGCCGGCATAGTGTATCAGCTCCTTGTATCTGTTGGGTGATGGCGTGGCAGTGGCAACAAACCTGTACGGAACTTCTGCAAACAGAGGAAGAAACTCCTGATAGGTCTTGGTCCCGAATCCACGTAATACGCTCGCTTCATCCAATGAGGTAACGGTAAAGTAGGAAGGTTCTATTCTTATTCCGTCTTCACCGTCACGGACACGTTCATAGTTTGTTACCATGATATTGGTCGGACATTGCTTTACCTCCTGCATAGTACGTACATAGTTCACTTTCATGCCCAGATGCTTTTCGGCCTGTGTCAGGAACTCCACTACTACACGCTTGGGGCAAACTATCAACCCTTTGCCTCCTGTGCGGTTCAGGATCACCCGCAGTATCTCCAACTGAGTTACGGTCTTCTGCATACCGAAGCTGGAGAATATCGCCCTGCAACCGCCGGAAACAGCCCAACGTACTGTATCTTTCACATGGGGATATAAGTACGGGGTAAGTTCATCAGCCTTAACTTCAAATCCTGTCTGATGGCTGATTGCCATCTTGTCTTTCAAAAATTCTATATAATCTTTCATTATGCTATTCTTTTTTTGATTAAACTCATGTTCTTTTCCACAAGCCTTATAATGCGGTCATGATACTCTGATGTTCCGTTGCATACGGCTCTTGACTGTACTATCTGAAAAGATTTAAGATTCACTTCGATGGTTTCCACATGTTTTTCTCCGGCTATGGCTGTCATGATCAGGCATTCACTGCGTCTGTAATACCTGTTGGCGTATACACAATGGTGCATGGCTTTGCCCTCCTTGTAGAACTGGGTTACGCTTTCAAGCGGACGGATGGTTATGCCGTCGCCTTTGATTTCCATGCCGAAGAATCTTTCCATCCGGTTGTAGAATGATGCTATATCCTCCTTGAGCTGCTTTTCTTTTTGGATAGCCTTTATTCTGTCCCTTTCCCTTCTTTGCCTTGCCTCAATTTCATTTTTCTTTCTTAGTAATCTGTCGTGCTCGGCTTTTAAATTTTTGGGACATACGTATTTGGCGTTATGCAGATCCTTGTGGAAATAGGACAGCAGGCTTATATAGTCATTCCACATGCTTGCATCTCTGATTATATAACGGTTGCGGTTGCAGATGTTGAAGGACGGTTTATATCGGAGTTGGTAATAGCCCGTTTTGTACATGTGCTTTAACATATCCGTCTGTCCGGTCTTGATACATAATTCCGCATCATTGCCACCTTTCAGAAGGTCTCGTACAAGTTTTGAGGGGGGTACATCGGGGAACCGTTTCCCGATTCCCCGCTTTCTCAATTCCGGGAGCAGTTTCTTTCTTGGATATATCCATCCCCATATCGCATATAGGTCTCCACGATAATTCCAGCTGTAACTGCCGTATTCACCCTTTATGCTCAGTGGTTCCGAATATATCCATCCGCTGCTTCCCATATTCATCGGTTTTGCCATGATGGTGCGTTTCCCCTCGACGGTGATCCATTCCTGAACCACTTCAAAGAAAGTATAGTGAATATAATCCTGTCTGCTGTTCAAATCAAAATTCCTTTTTCTGACGTACTTGCAGCATAGTATATGTCTTATGATTTGGAACTCTCCGGCGGTCTGTAAGATGGACATATACTTTTCTTCCTCGACTTTTCGTTTCCGGCTGACCTTTGCGTCCAGTTTGTGGTGGCAGTACGGGCATTCGGTCGTATCACTGAACAGGGTGGTTCCCAGCTCGCTATTGCTTGTGTCTATCCATGTTCCGCCGCACTCGGAACACCATAGCTCATCCTTGCACCTATATGCTTCGTGGGTGAATATATGTTCTTTCGCCCATTCTTTTTGTACTTCGGTAACGGTGGACAGTTTGCTGCTTAGTCCGGTTACACGTTTCTCAAGTTTCGTTCTCGGTTTCATGATTAGAACAGGCTCATTTGTTGGGCATTATCATCTGCTTTCTTTCGGACGTTTTTCTTCCTGAGTGTCTGGTATTGTTCTTCCGCCAGCCGTGCGATTGCTTTGTCACGTGCCGCTTTCTTATCTTCTTCGGTGAGTTCCACAGGTTTGGCGGAGGATGATACGGACGTTTTCTCTCCGGCAGGCAGCCGGTTTATTTTGATATCGTCCTCATCATAGTAGTGCACTGCCATCCCGTAGACCTCCTCGTCTGAAATCGCTACGGCGTTACCACGCTTCCTGGCTTCACCCATGATATAACTACAGCATTCATCAATGCTTTTCTTCTCATTCGCATATTTGGGGGCGAACAGTGAATCTTCTTCCGCCCGTTTGTCCAGATAGGCTTTGATTGCCTGTTTGAAACTTTCATTACTTGCCATGGTCGTTAGTTGTTTGTCAAAAATGGAATCATGCTTTTCATCTTATAAGCATCGTTAATGTTGATAACATCGCCGCTTTTCTCATCCGGACAGGCGGCTCCATCAAAGCTCTTTCTCGGATTTATCGGAGAAGGACTGATTTTGTCAATCAGAATGTTTTTAATATCCATAGTTTTAATGTATTGGTTTGACTTTTAGTTTGTTATATCAATAAAGATAAACGTTGAGAACAAGTTTTACAAACAGAAACTTCGCCATTTTTACGCCTTTTTACCAGAGGGTAAAACGGTCAGAAAACCACGCCGTACAGTCTCGTTAAAGACAGGCAGGTCCTCAGCTCTGACATACACCTCAGATTCATGATTCAGGGTAAGATATGAGCTGAAACCGAAACGTTCACATATCTCTTTACGTCTTTTCATGCCTTTGGAGCTCCACTTTATTCTGATTTTTTCCATAAATCTATTATTTGCTTGGATTCTGCATCACCGGATTCCGCATGGCGTTTTAGTTCGTTGTACCAGCTCAAAGAAGAATATCCTTCGGGTGGAGTGAATCTTCTGTTCTCTATCTCATTCTGGATTCTCTTTCGGTTTATAGCGTCCAGCTCATAATTCCTTTCTGACCTGAACTCCTTGAAAAAGGCATTGCCAATTCTTCTGGCATCGAAAGAGGCGAATGAATTATCATACTTTCCAGCTTTGTAGCGTGCGAAAAACAACATCAACTCAGAAAGTTTGTAAGCCTTAACCTGTGAGGCAAAGGACTGGCAGAAGATTCTTATTCCATCAGCAACTCCCTTTTCCTTGCTGTTGGAAGCCCCGAATATGCCAGACACCTGTATGTCAATCCAATATTCGGAGGAACCATGGCCGTAAAGCGCATCATACTGCATCAGCAAGGGACAGTCTGCCATATAAGCCTTTTCCGGATTCTGAAGGGCATATCCCCACTGAGTTGGTGAAAATACTCTTTCAACCTCAGAACGGTCTTTCCATTTGGTCAGCCAAGCCTTCTTCGAGGTCTCGCTTATGTTGTTGTAGCAAGCTAAGAGCGTAGGCGTTAGCTTCCTGCTTGCTTGTATAACAGCTCCTATTGTTCCCATTGTTTCGTTGTTTTTCAAGCTCAATTTTCAGCCATCTAGCAAAGTGTGATTTCGCATCCTTTGGTGATTTAACCTTTTCCCCCTCATTCTGGAGCTTCTCGAAAAAACGTTTTAAATACGTTTTGAACATATCCATCGTAAAATTCTTGTAACCGGAATTACGTGTATTCATCGTTACGATTTCACTCCAGCTCATGTCCCTTGACAATTCCTCATAGCATTCGTCTAATCCTTTGCCTAAAATTTCGGGAGGGGGAAGATTTTCTTTATCTCTCGATAGAGAGATTTCTTTATTATTTCCTTTCCTTTTCTTTGTGGTGTTTTTGCATACATTAATGTCGGCAGTAAAAGGGTTATTGCATACATTAACCCCGCCATTGCAAACATTAACTGTATCGCTCGATACATCTCCATCGTCGGAAGAAAAAACTTCCTTGTTTTCGCAACCGCTAACTTTGATTAATAAGTATCTAAAATCATCCACAGATTTACGCCTTTTAGATATTTTGAAATATCGCTTCTGGATGCCCGCACTGGTAAGAACTCCCATCGAATCAAACAGGTCTTTGTCAAAGAAGCCCCATAAGACTAAACGGTTCATTATGCTGTCGAGCAATTCAGAAGACACTCCGGGCAGGTCTCTAAGGAGTTTGAATTTCAGCAGATCATTCCACAATATGAAATATCCATTTCGGTATATCGCACAAAGCAGCTTGATTACAACAATTTCTCCTTTAATCCCGAATTCCCCGGATATGGCTACAATCTTCTCATCATTAAAGAAATCAACGTCAAAAGGGAAATAATCCAATCCCATTTTATTAGGTCTTGCCATAGGCGTTTCCTTTACCCGAATTCAACCGGGGTTATTTCATACTCGACACGCGGTTCTTTCCGGTCAACGAATTTTTCAATCTCTATGTACACGCACTGACGGTCGTTTTTGATTGTTCCCGTCATTTGCAGACAGTCAAGCAGTATCTTCAGTGAGTTGTCCAAATCCGGCCGTTTGCTGTTATAATAGACTTTTGCCCTCAGTCTGAAATATCCCTCAATCATCCGTCCCCGTTCGGGGCATTGGATATAAAAGTTCTTTTCGTATTCCTTGAGCACTTCCTGTTTTGCAAGCGAGGAATGTGTCTTTCGGGTCTTGGGGTCAAAATGAGAAACAATCTTGTAACAATTGCTCTTTGATGGTATTTGTCCTCTTATGATATACATGATTATAATATTACGTTAGTTAATTGTTTGCCATTGCTCTTGATGCACCACTTGTCCTTTTCCGGTTGTTCTACCCTTAAATCCTCGACTTTCCCGAATGTCCTGATATTGCCACATAAGTCTATGACCCAGCCGTTCTTGCCGGGGCACGGACGAATGACACGTCCGACCATCTGATAATACAGTGAGAGTGACATGGTAGGTCTGCAAAGCACGACGGTGTCAAGTTCTGGATAGTCAAACCCTGTGGTAAGCACGCCGACATTGGCTACAACTTTTATTTTCCCGGCTTTGAATTCGGCAAGTATTCTCTCACGGTCAGATTTGGTGGTATCCGCGCTTACAACGGCGCTGTCAGGAATCTCCCGTGCAAGCATTTCAGCCTCGGCGGTGAACCGGGTGAAAACAAGCATGCCTTTACGTGCTCCCCCGACTTTGGGATGAAGCAATCGTTTCACTATGGAGATGAGATAGCCGTACAGATCCACACGCCGGAATTCATCAGACAGGCTTGCGTCGTCAAAATCAGCTCCGGAAGAGTTTCTCCTCACTTTGGTCAGGTCAATTCTCGTGACATCGTAATACTTCAACCGGGAAAGAAACCCTTTGGCAAGCAATTCGCTTACCTGGCAATAATACAGGACCTGGGAGAAGACACGCGGACGGGTACGGGTGAGAAACTTAAGCATACTTCCGTTCATGCAGGAATATAACCGGTATGGGGTGGCGGTAAGCCCTACAATCCTTCTTTCAGCCTGTTCGAAGAATCTCTTGTACATTCCATCGCTTGGCTTGACAAGATGGCATTCATCAATCAGAATGTTCTTGAAATGCTGGAAGTCCTTCATATGCCGGATGACACTGCCGATAGTGGCGAATGTGATGCGGCTGATCTCTTTCCGGCCCACTGACGCGGAATATATGCTGCAATCCCAAATTCCGTATGTTTGCAGCTTCGCAAAGTTCTGTTCCAATATTTCTTTATTAGGCTGGAATACAATCAGAGGCTCCTCAAGCCTCGCTGCTATATCCGCTATGATGAGTGATTTGCCCGCACCTGTCGGAAGTACCAAAAGACCGTTCCTGCCTGACTTCATCTTAAAACACATTACAGCGGCATCACTGGCTTTTTTTTGATAATCTCGTAATTGATATTTCATAGTCTGATAACTCCTTTATGAACTTTTTCGTGGCAAGAGGCGCATAAGGTGACAAGGCAGTCCAGATGTTCGAGTTCATGACCGACTATGGACATTCCGTTCACCTTATAGCGCATATGATGTACTTCCAGCGGATAGAGGGCGTTACAATGCCGGCATTTGTGTCCGTCCCTGATACGTATTTCCCTTGCAACCTTCTCCCAATATGGATTCCGTGTCAGGGAGAGCGCATACGCCGACTTGCGTCCCTTCTTATGCCGTAGCCTGCTCATCAGTTTTCTTCTTCGTCAGAATCAACACATCCCAATGCATCGTTCAGATCATCTTCATTACCTAGCTCGTCGTCGCTGTCATCCGGAATCATGTCATGTTCGTTGTCAAAATCATCATCGTCAGGTTTCTCCACTGCCGGAAAATCTAGTCCGAACAGTTCCATCATGGCTGTGCGGTTTCTATCCTCCTGCGCCCACAGGGAAGATTTGTCGTAAGATGAAATCTTTTCAGCCTTGACCAGCAGAACACGGCCGTTTATTACCGAATAGAAAAGGTAGTAGCCGTTCAGGGCTATACGGAATGTCTTGGTTGGCGGCAGCTTCTTTTCCTTTGTGCCTTCCGTCACCTTGGCGGCATAATCCTTGATCTGTCTGCTAACCGAATTAAGAGCCTCCTCAGCGTTCGCCTTCAGTCGTTTGGCCTCTTCCTTTGCACTCAGCAGTTCTGCCTCGGCACTTGGCAGTTCTTTCTCTACGAGCTCACAATACTTCTTTCTGATCTCGTCTTTTTCAAAATTATCCATATATCTCATTGCCAGTTCATTCTCCGGGAACATGACATTGAAATGCTCGTTGACAGCCTTGATGATCTCCTTCTCGTTTTCAGCATTTCCGAATGTCAGTTCAAGAGGGAATGTGTCTTTTACAACTTCCGGCAGGACAAACTGCAGTTCCTCCGGTTCATAATCGTTTGTAATCATAATTATATTTTAATTTGTTATTATTAATATCTGCCTTCATACTCGGCTACAAAGGCGGAATAGTACTTATCGGTAGGCAAGGGGAGTATGATGCCAAAATCATTGTTGACATCAGCCTTCACGCTTTCCATGAAGTTTGTCATTTCCAAGGTATTCAGCTTGCTTGTGCCACGGGATATGGTTTCGGTCTTTCCACCTATGGTCACCTGTTTGCTCAGAAATTTCTTGCAGTAGAGATCATGTATGTCCTGCACACCGTCAGCGGTGCTCCAATATTCCTCTCCTGTGTATTCCCTGAAACAGGCCCCGATACATCGGAACCATTGCCACATGAGGGCATTCTGGTTGAGGGTACGGGGCTTGGTCTTGCGTTTGATGGTGAGGGTATATTCCCCATTTCTCAGCAGGCTTAGCATGAACTCAAACGGTTTGTCAAGAGTTGCTTTACCGTCTTTCTTTATAATAGTGGCTTCCATCAGCAGGGCAACTCATCATCGGAACTGGCATGTTGTGTCTGCTGCTTGACAGTTACCATCTCCATGCTTTCTGCAAATATCTCAACGACAGTATGCCTGACACCGTTCTTGTCTTCAAACGACCGGCTTCTGATTTCGCCTTCGACATATACCTTATCCCCTTTATGAAGATACTTCTTGGCTGTTTCGGCAATACCACGCCATACTACGATATTATGCCATTCGGTACGTTCGGGAATTTGTGTGCCATTTGGCAAAGTCTGTGCGCGCTTGGTCGTGGCAAGAGAGAACTGGCCGACGGCGACACCGCCCTCAAGATATCTGACATCGGGATCCTTTCCGAGATGTCCTAACAGGATTGCTTTATTCACACTCATTTTCTTTCTCCTTTCTTATGGTTATACGAATAGATGCTTTCTTTTCGACAGATTTCAGATACTTTGAATACAAATCCGGATAGTCAGTCTGGAATGCCTTGGTGTCGAATGACTTGCCTGTTGTGGCGGGAGTGACGGAAGCACGCAGTCGTCCGGCATCCCATACATTCACCCCATTCTCTATCATGGCGTTTTTCAGTCCTTCCTTCATCTGTTCGCTTTGTTCCTTGGCAAAATCCAGCTCTTCCTGGATATCAATAAGCATCTGTACAGCCGCCGCAGTCATCAACTGCAGGTTTCCGGCAGGTGCTATTTCTGTGGAAAGGTATTTCTCACCCTTCACTTCGCATTCCATGAGGCGCATTACTTCTTCATCAGACCTGCGCTCAACAGGAATAAGCTCGGACTTGTCTCCACGGAGCCAGACCCCGTACAGGTTTCTGACTTTCAGTCCGGGATTCTGCCTCTCAAAGAGGTATGCGTATATGGACAACTGCCAGCTAAGGAATTCTTTGTCTATCCGGTAAGTGGTCTTGATATCCGCCAGGCTGATCTCACCTTCCTTTTCCCATACACAGTCGATGTTGGATGCGAAGTACTCCTCATCGGATACTGTGTATTCGTTGGCCAGCGCGTCATATCCGGCATTCATGCGCTCACGTAAATAGTTCTCCGCCTCGATACTTTCAGGTTCGAACCCTGTCGAGTCCACAAACTCGCATTGTGAATGGATACGGCTGCCCTTGTTGGCCGCACGCCTCATCACATGGTCGGGAACGCCTTTGTACTTGTCGGGAAACAACTGCCGGCTGATCATACCGGTAATTCCCCGGAGCTGTTTCTCTCCAAGAAAATAGGTGTGGTTCTCTTCATTGAAAACCACAGGGGACTTTACTAATTTTATCATTTCTTTTCAGGATATTTTTTGCCCATTTCAATACAGGCGTTACGAAACTCGTTATTGTTCTGCATGACTGTGTATCTTTTCCAGACAGACAGGACCTGCGTCCGTGACTTGCAGGCATTCATCTCATCAACTGCCTGTTTCAGTTGCGCACCGGTAAAAGCGGCAGGAGTCTGTGCCGGATTTTTAGGCACGGTTCTGGCAGGTGCCTGTTCTTTCACTTTCTCTTTCACTTCACCGAAAACATATCTTACGTCACCTCTGCCGTCAACAATCACCAGTTTGGAGATTTCACGCTGCTGGTTGTATTCAATCGACTGTACGTTGAACTTGGTATTTGTTCCAAAACTCTTGGAGCCATTGTAGCCGGTTTTTTCATATACTTCCGAGGAATCCAACGTTATCCAGATGAAGGGAGCCGTGTAAAGCTCACGACCGATTCCCCAGTTGAAAGCGGCGCGTTTGAAGGCATCGGACGCCTGTCCTTTCTCCTTCTCGGTATTGGACTCCGTACCCACATCCTGTTTGTTTACCCATACGCCTTTATCAGCGTCCCAGACAGATATCGTGCAGAACAGGTTTCCGTTTATTAGTTCGTGGCTACGCTGCCAGTTGTTTGGACCATAGACCTCATCCAGCATACGCATATCAACACGGGCATCTTTATAGAGCAGGAGGGAACAGCCGTTCTGCTTCATCGTGCCGACTCTGCATTCAATCTCGGAAGCCAATAATGTTCTGATTTGACTTCCTTGTGCTTTTTCTTCTTTTTTAGCAGCCATAATTTAATTTTATTGGTTTGACTTTTAGTTGTTTATATCTATAAAGTTATCTTTTATTGACAAGTTTGGCAAACAGAATCTTCGCCATTTTATCGCCATTTTCCCAAAGAATTAGGAGAATGGAAAAGCCAAAGAATACAATTTTACTCTCCAGCTTCCCGTTCCTGATGATGAACTTGGATAGCAACCCCGAAGAGGGATTCTTTGGGGTATATAATACAATCAGCCAATATGCTGATACAATTTATAATTCTAATAGCATGTTTGTAAACCGGTAAAAAGGTGCACTATCTTCACAGACCATGCACCGAAATCACAAACATAAAATAAATGCGACAAAACTACTAGTCAGGCCTTCACAGGTTCATGGTGGAGAAACCCGGATTCGAACCGGGATGAGTTGCCAGGTCCGCCACATCCAAGGTTGGCCGTCCTGTCATCTAATGGTGCGTCTGCCTATTCCGCCATTTCTCCGTTTTGCCACCGTACCGCTGTACGGTGGACTTTTCTCATCTTAATCTATTATTATGAAAAATACAATTATCCTCACGGACGTCACGCATGAGGGTATCGAACCCTCCCCGACGAAGATCAGTCTTCCGAACTCTTGGGAAACCCGGTTGTTTTATGCGTGTTATAGCCACCCCATCCCGTGAGGTGGCCCACATTAAGTTTCATTTATGTGATTCGAAATTCACCCTCACGGGCTTTGTTCCCGGATAGTCGGTCATGACACACCGGGATAAATGAAGATATAGAATATAACATATAAAAGAGGGCTTCCACCTCACGCTGTCCTTTCCAGCGGCTTTGGGTTAAATTATTATCTAACAAATTGTTCTCTGCTTCACTGCCTTGAAGTCTCTAACATGGCTACGTTTATACGGGTAGGTACGGCTCCCGCTCTTCAGGTAAAAATATGCAATTGCATCGTGGACGATACGGGACTTGAACCCGCGACCCTCAGCTTGGGAAGCTGATGCTCTGCCTCTGAGCTAATCGTCCATGCGCCCGGACACTTCCGGGCTTGATTGATTAATTAGTATTCAATATGATTGAAAGGTTCACCCTCACGGGCTACTGGTGCGGACGGGCGGACTCGAACCGCCGACCTCACGGAAAACCATGCGCTCTGCCTGACTGAGCTACATCCGCTTTGCCCGGACGCTTCCGGGCTGATAACAAGCAACCAGGATCAATCCTCACGGATCAACTTCTTTATATACCTGACCATATAACCGGGCATCATTCTTTCCCAAAGGAAAGCTGTACATATTGAATATACCAGCCCGATCACATTCAGATAAGTTATATGACCTTCATTATCCAGAGTGAAAGTCATCAGAGTGGGAACAGCCAGCAGGCTGATCCACATAATGAATAGTATTTTTTTCATTCTTGTTTCTTTTTTCCGGTTTTTCCAGTCTTTCTCATATTCCTGCAATGCATTAGTACTTGTGCGGCATTGCAGAACCATTTTCCGTTCTGCGAGTTTCTCGGCTTGACAGCCTCTATCTTGCCTGATTCGATCAGACGTTCCAGTTTTTTCTTTCCGCCTACTATTGCGGCTGCCTTTGTCTGTCCGAAATATTCTCCGGACATCACACGCATGATGTTATCCAGAAGGATATCAGCGGTATTGTCCATAAGCATAGTTGTCCTTACCTTGTTGTTGCATAGAAAAATCATATCACTGGGTTCTGGTTACTGTCACCGTTTTCTTTTCGATATTGGTTTTCGCGGACCATTTGTATCCGTTCGCACGTTCCACAGCCAGATTGGCACCATAAATCGTGCTGCCGATTGATCTGGCCTGACTTAAAGGGAATACCTCACATTCACCGACCGCCATTTTGCGGAGTGTCGGAACGATTTCTTTTTTTTCTGTTGTTTCTGTCATGATTGAAAAAAATTATAGTAATAGTTCTCCCGAGCCGATTCGGTCGGCGGCATCACGCCTTTTTCGGGAGATTTACTTAACTTTGTGGTGTCTAATCAAAAAATTAAGTGGTTGTGGAAAAATACCTGGAACTGGTCGAACATTATTCTTTGGGTTTATATTCAATTAGAATAACTCAGGTTCCATTTCTCCTCTGTTTTCCTGTTGCAATTCTCTGCATAGACAAGGTTCAGGGGTAAAGTCACTTGAATTGATGATATCAACCTCATATCCTTTTTGTACATATTTACACATATCTTTTTGCAATCCTGCATCAGAATAGCAGTAAGGCAGGACACATCCGGCAACAATGCTGCCACACTTACATCTGATAATTTGAGTTCTCCCAATTCTTTTCATTTTTATTAATTAAAAGGGCACGCCTTCATCGAGAAGTTAAAACGTCACTTAAAACTTTTATGGAAAAAGATGGAAGACGTGCCCGGATTTATATTACTTTTGTGGTGTCACTTAAAATTTTAATATCATGGAAATAAAAGATTTGGCAGGTCTTTCAGAGCCTCTCTGTAAACTTATTGACACTTTTCAAAATGGTTGCTCATTCTTATTCAAACCATTACAAATTAAACGGATTGCTTCTGTTTCATCTGAGGTAACCTCTATGGAAAACAATGTGGATTTAAAAAAACGATTAAAAGAAGCTTTACTTGAAGATACTATTAACGCAACACATTCCATCAGAGAAAAACGTCAATTTGAGAATGTAGCAAGCATTTATGCAAGTGCAGCCCAGGAACTCCAAATGATAGACCATGTTGATGACACTCCAGTTGATCCGGATTGGTGCACTCGTTTTTTTGATTATTCCAAAGATGTTTCAAATGAAGATGCACAAATTATCTGGGCTAAAATATTAGCTGGAGAAATTGCACAACCAGGTAGCTTTTACAAAAGGACTTTATCTGTTTTAAGAGACATTGAGGCTTTTGAAGCTAAGTGGTTTGCAGATATGTGTCAATTTGTAATCTGCAATAGTATAGTAGAGATGTCTTTATTGAAATATTACCCGTATAGTCAAATTCAGTCGTTAATGGATTGTGGATTGTTGAACAGTGTTGCATGTGAATCAAGCTTAACAGAAAAGGCAACAGAGATCAATGGTAAAAGTCATTCACTAAAAATAATCTCCTCACAAATAGATTTAACCATGATACGCTTTCGTGATGTTTTTCGTTTAACAGATGCTGGCACACAACTTTACAATATTACCCAAGTTCAAACACATAAAAGCTACATGATAGGATTAAAGGAACAACTCGAAATAAAATATGGCTTAGTGTTAGAACTTGTTCAAATCTCGCAATGATCAATAAGGCAGATAACTTTGTGGTGTGTAATCCTTTCCACTTCCACTATAATCTCTTCATCTGAAACCATAGCCGGTTGCTTGGGATACTCCACTCTAAACCTGATAATGATAGTGGCATACAGCTTGAAAAAATACATCCATGAATAGCTGTATGTCACTATCATTGGTCTGTTAAAACAAATTCCTTTCATCGTTTTATTGGTCTCACATCGAAATCAGACAAAACCAATTTGAAAGAAACATCATCATACTCTTTCACCAAATATGAGTAGATATACTCAACATGAAAATTGCCATCAGGACTTCTGCCTTCCATATGAAACTCGATATTATCATCAAGCTTTAGCATATCCGATTTCTTAAGAGCAATCTCGTTTTTCATCAGATGATAATAGGAAGTACAACCTCTGATTTCTCTAGCATCCACATTAAAGTTTTCAATGAGGAATCTTTCAAGACTCTCATTCTTAATTATTAAAACATTTGTCTCCATATTATTTATATTTAAAATGCTGCTAATTTAGAAGTGACGGGCGGATTTGAACCGCCGACCTCATGGGAACCATGCGCTCTGCCTGACTGAGCTACATCACCTGTTATATATCGTAAATTGAAATCCATGTTTCAACGGCCCTTACAGGTCTAGCTGATTATTTTTACAACGACACGAGTCTGACCCTTACTCACAGCATTATGTCGTTGGCAGATTATGCTTACTCCCGTAGTCCGGTTTGTGCAGGAGGAAATCTGCGAACTCCTAAATTCCAAGATGTCAAAGAACTCTTCTCTGTGTGTTCCCGGTCGCCCACCCAAGAGCATACCGGGTGGCGGTTGCCCGCCGGTGGTTTGGTTTGACTTCGGTGAGGTTACGGCTTCTGTACAAGAGAATCTTTCAAGATGCCTGCTGTAATTGCTATGGATTCAAGGGCAGCCTCAAGAACTTTGCATCTTTTTTCTGCCTCAGTCCAGAATTTTGCATTCTGGTCGCTTTGAAATTTCAGCTCCTTGTTTTGGGCTTCAAGTTCTTCAATTCGTTTTCTTAATTCTTCTTCCATGATGATTGATATTTGATTGGTATGATTGAATTATCTGGTTGCATATCCATTGGCCATGTCACCTGTCGGGTTGGCGTACAGGCTTTTCATCGTGAGTTCTGATTTTGGCAGGCGGGGCTTGATGTTCTGTGAGTAGTTATAGTCTTCCATGGCAAGAATGGCGTCTATCCAAGCTTGTCGTAAGGCTGATTTCCAAGTATATCCCTTATAAACTTTCATGAACGCCCATGCCCTCTGCATGATGGCTTTGCGGTTATATTTGCCATCCACAACTAACCTATAGTCGCGTTTTCTTGCGCAACTTTTATTACTATTCGATTGGATATGTGAACTATTATTCATATATTTGTTTATTGATTGATTGGTATTGCAAAGGTATTCTCATTTGAGAGTATTTACAAATTATTGAACTTAAATATTCTCTCGTTTGAGAGTATTTAACTTTTGATTACATTGGTATGATTGAAAGAATTAAAACTATTATTGCTCATTATGATCTGAGTATTAGAGCTTTTGCTATTAAATGTGGATTAAAAGACAATACTCTCACAAACCAGTTAAATGGTGTTAGGGAACTCAGTTTGGCAACTGTAAATGCTATATTATCCACTTTTGAAGATGTTTCCTCAGAATGGTTGTTGCGCGGGAAAGGAACTATGTTACTTTCGGATGTAGAGCATGAACGGAATATCATACCTGACTCTAACATGGAACGGATGAACCGACTTGTAGATACGATTGCGACTCTACAAGGTGCACTCAACGAGAAAGATAAGGCAATAAAGTTGCTTGAAGAAAAGGTAAAGCGCTTGGAAACTGAGTTGGCAATGGTTAAGAATGAACGAAAAATCGGATAAAAAGCACATATATGCTTAGGGAACAACTTCTTGAATATAAAATTTACAAAGAGCGTAGAAAAAAACAAAAAAGGAACAATAGAAAAGTTGCTCCTAAAGGTGTTTTCCCAAGAATGAATATATTTGTATTCACTAATTTGATAAATTTCTTTCGGAAAAATGGGTTTGTATCCTCTCAATATATAAATAAAACAATTGTAGTTCCAAAGTTTTTTTCTTTTGAGAACAATAGTGATGATAGTATTACGTTTTTTAAATTATTGTTGTCTTCATATTTGCTGAGTGATAATTCGATATTAATAGATTTTACAAATTGTGAATCTGTTGATATATCTAATGCCATGCTTCTTGATATAATGCTTAAGGAATTGAATATTGTTAAGAGAGCGTATAATGAGAAGTATTATAATTATATAACTAAGTCTATAAGATATAAAGAGTCTAAACATATAAAGGTAAATAAATGTTTACGTGTTTTTAGGCTCATAAAGGATGTTAAGGATGTTCAAGATGGGGAGGGATTTTTGTATTTAGGTTTAAAAAAAGGATGGGCTAAAAGGGTTTCCTATAAAGAAAATAATAAAGGAGCTACTTGTAAAGAGATTAGAGAATTCCTAAATAATTCATTGAAGGAGTCGAATGCTATTCTTAATCCGGTAGGGGAAAACGTTATAGATAAACTTTTGTCTGAAATTTTAAATAATGCAGAAGATCATAGTATCCACAATGAATGGTATGTAAATGGGGTCTCGTATAAAGAAATTGTTGATGGAGAGCCTATTATAGAATTGAATTTAGGTATATTGAATTTAGGCTTTTCTATAGCTGAAGGATTGTCTAAATCGAAAGAAAAAAATGTGGATACTATTAAGGAAATAAATGAATGGTATATAAGGCACTATGCTTTAATGGAGAAAAAAGGAGATATTTGTTTCACGAAAGATGATTTATATACTTTATATTGTTTACAAGAAGGAATCAGTAGATTAAAATATGAGGATGAAAGTAGAGGGAGAGGCACTATGAATTTTATAAGGGCATTTATTACTCTAGGTTCATTTGGTGAAAAAAATCCCCAATATAAATCTCATTTAAATATTATATCTGGTAAAACAATTGTAAATTGCGACAATAAGAGAAAGCCATATAGAAAAGAAAATACTTTTTTTCTATCCTTGAATAAGGATAATGATATTAATCTTTTGCCGGATAAGGAGTATTTAAAACATACGCATCAAAAATTTCCTGGTACGTTTTTGGAAGTGAAAATATATTTAAATAAGACATATTTTAAAGAAATATTACCATAATATAAATAATAATGAAAACCATAAAACTTACAGCAGCACATCGAGGTAATAATAGTACTACTTTTACAGGGCGTCCTCAAGGAAAGTCTGTAAGAGTTGCTTTAAACTTATCTCAAGAAGATAAGAAAGAAGAGGATGTTATTATAGAAATTCCCAAAGGGACTACTTCATTTAATCCTTCTTTCTATCTTGGACTTTTTTATGATAGTATATTAGCATTAAAAGGTGTTGATAATTTTAAGAAAAAGTACCAAATTAGATTTGCAGATCAAGATCGAGAATTGGTTGCTTTATTGGAAGAGGATATAGAGGATTGTGAAAGACAAGCAGCTAATGAGTATTTTAGAAAGCAAAAATAATTATGGATGATAATACTTTCACAATCTTTAATACTGATTCTGTGAGCACTAAAACGTTTGCATTTATACCAATAGATAGTGTTTTTACAGAAGTGAAGAAAGATTCTTTTATTGATATATGTGACAGGTATATTGGTAAAGATTCATATGCAAATTTTATAGCAACTATAACTTTAATAATAACTTTAATTATTTTTATAATACAAACATGTAAGTCAAATAAAGATAAGAAAGAAAATATAAAAAAAAATTGGTATCTGACAGTTATTGTTCAGCCTAATTTGAACGATATTAATAAATTCTATGAAGAAACTTCACAAGAATTGGAACATGAAATAAAGCGTTTGAAACGGAATAATTATAGAAATATTATTTTGGAAAAAGCAAAATCGATAAGAAAACTTCAGAATATAAAAACAAGATTTTTTAATAGTTTTGTTACTGTTGTTCAATCGTATAATTCATCGTTGGCTAATGAGGTGGATGGGGTATTGAATGAATTACAAGATAAAAATGCTATATGGATAGACCATTATAGAGAAAACAATTTAGATTCTTGTAAAAGAATTGTATATGATAATAAAGCTGAGTTAATTGGAATTTTATATCAAGGTATATCACAAAATAAAAAGCCCTCTTAACTGAGGGCTTTAAAGCATCCAGTTCAACATCACAATCATTCATCATCACAACTTGGACACTCTACATGCAATTACTAATGGTCAGATGAAAAGTTTGATTGGCAAATAAAAAAAATGAACGGTAAAATTGTGCGACAATTATAAGAATAATGGATTAATTTTTAACTTTTATGATATGAAAAGGCAGGATAGTACATAAATAATTACATTTCCGTGCTCTTGTCGGAAGGCAAAAAGCACTACTAATAACTTGTTGATATTTAAAAAGATAGGCTTAAAATTTGCAGACATGTCTAGTTTAGTTTTTGTGTTGTAAGTGCTCCCATCGTAAGCGAACGAATGGGAG